CAATGGGCACAATACTATCTTGGATCTCGAGTTTCTCTCTGATGGAATTCGATACATTTATCCATATGTTCATGGAGCTTTGGGTGCTAATGGTGGTGAAGCTCCTGCTGTTGGCATGATAATTGCTGCATATTAGGGCTGAAGGAGCAATATCTTAACATCTAATCAAAAGGGTATACAGAATGCCACCTAAACGAAAAACTAAAACATCCAAAAAGAAAACCCGAACCAAACGACCTCCTCGAACTCAAAAGGTCAAAGGTAGACGAGTGGCTAAAGGCGGACCTATTCTAGCAAAAGGTTTAAATAAACGAATAGTCAAACCAACATGGGAACGTAAACCGAGGCCATGGGAACCAGGTGGACGAGACTCATATCATCTGTCTATCACCAGTGATGAGTTCATCTCACGATGCTGTATGCTTTGGGCTCATGGTGTACCAAATAGAGGAATTGCTTATTCTTTGGGTATTAATCATCGATACTTCAGCCATTGGATTGGAGAACTCACACGACCATTTCGATTTACTGTCGATCTCTGGGGTGAAGTCCAATCTGTTAAATGTACCTTCGGCGAACTCGCTGAACGTATGAAACAAACCTTCGAACCAATCTATGTTACTAAACTGAGGGATTTGATCAAAGAAGCAGAAGTACACGGGGATATAAAGACTGCAACTGCAAACTTAAAATGGCTCATGGAAAAAACGATGCCACATAAATATGGTAAACAAGAGACCTTAAATATCCATAATATCCCGATTGCCATCAAAACAGCTAAAGATGATGATCTTAATTTAGAAGATATATAGTAGGTAAAGATATGATAATACTTGGATCACATCTTGATATTATTGCAGCTTATAAAGAAGCTAAACGGCCATTAGATCCGGAAACTATCTCAGATCTTCTTTATGTTGCAGCTGATTCTAATACTCCACCGGATTGTCAATGGGCAGTCATTGAGTGTAAATGTCGAATCTGTAACTATACAGAAGTAATAATTATTCCATATACCGATTTGATCGATTATGATAATATGGAATGTGAAAATTGTGAAAATTGCGATAATTTAACTTTACAAGAAGAAGAAAAAGAAGATTGGCAAATTTCGTGAGAGGAAAAAAATGTCAAATCTTAAAAAAGCACTTCATTTACGAAAAGAACTCGAAGCTTATTTTGAACCATCACAGATAACAAATGAGAAATGTTATATAGATAAAGATTGGTGGTATGTTAAAACTTTAGTTGATTGGGCTAAAGAAGATAAATGTCCTATATTTGATTTGCAGCTCTCAAGTATAGATTTGGGCGTCATGCCTTGGCATTGTAAAACTGTACTCCATTTTATTCAACATATATTCGATATTGAAGCAGTTACTTTTAAATATCCAGTAATTGTTTCCCCTAGTGGGTGGGTTTTAAATGGGTGGCATCGAATTGTAAAAGGTATTTTACAAAACAAAACTCATATTAAAGCGGTAAGAATATTACATATGCCAGCATCAGATGGTACTGATCCCTAGAAAGGAGATATTATGCATTTTGGCAATGAATTAATTATTGATTTACATGACTGTTCCATAGATAAATTTAATCGACCCGGTCTTGAAGAATATCTCAAAGAGTTATGCAGCCTGATTGACATGCAGCGAGAAGATCTTCATTTTTGGGATTATGATGATGACCTCGAAGCTAAAGAACTTACTCCAGTTCATTTACAAGGTACAAGTGCTATTCAATTTATAACTACATCAAATATTACTATCCATACATTAGATGTTTTGAAAAAAGTATTCATTAATATATTTAGCTGCAAACCATTCTCATCTGAACTTGTGATTAAATTCACACAACAATACTTTCAAGCTGAGGATATAAAAACTGCTATAATTGAACGTGGAAAATTAGATTAAAGGGTCAATAGAGTGAATGTAGTAATGATTATCCCAACGGAATATTATGATTGCAGAACCTGAATCTAATACTATATCATCTGATTTTATTGAATATGATCTTTCTCGAATTAGAGAAGTGATCAATCCGATATATTTCCCATTACTGTATAACAAGGATCGATATCTTGTTTTATATGGTGGTGCAGGCTCTGGTAAGTCTCATTTCATTGCTCAAAAATATCTTATTCGTACTATGGTTGGTGAATCAAAGAAAACTCCAATCAAGCATAAAATACTTGCACTTCGAAAAACTCAACCTGCAGCTCGTCGATCAGTTTTTGAATTATTTCTGCACTATATAGATCTTTGGGGTCTGCGGAGTCGCTGCAACATAAATAAAACTGATATGACCATTACTTTCCATCGTAGTGGTTCAGTTATTATTTGTACTGGTCTTGATGATCCATCAAAGGTTAAATCTATTGAGGGATTAACTTCTATATGGCTTGAAGAGGCAACCGAGTTTACTCACACAGATTTCATGCAGCTTAACCTACGTCTTCGTGGTCGACATCGAACTTATTTACAGATATGTATTTCTTTTAACCCAGTAGAATGTCTATGGTTGCAGGAAGAGTTTTTTGATTTAGAAAACTCATCAAATCTGACAGATGTTTCTGATTCACCTTCTACTCGTTATCGTAGATTAGAAAAGGTTTTAACAGTACAAGATCGTCGAATTTCACTCCGTTCTACAGTTTTATTAACGACATACCTCGATAATGATTTTCTGGATGATGAGCAAAAAGCAGAGATTGAAGACCTTGTAAACAAAGATTTAACTTGGTATCATATCTATGCACTCGGTCAATGGGGTAAACCTAAAGGAGTTGTATTCGTCGAAGGATTAAATTGGGACATAACTAAAATATGGCCAACAGTTATCCAGCAGAGACAACATGGCTATGGACTTGACTTTGGTTATGCTAACCATCCCACAGGTTTAATTGAGATTGCCATACTACCCAATAAAATTGATGTCTATGTTAGAGAAATTTTATATGAGCCTGGATTGACTAATCAAGATATTGCAGGAAAAATGGATCTGTTTGGAGTAAAACATCGTGATAAGATAATAGCTGATAGTGCAGAACCTAAATCGATAGAAGAGATTAGACGAGAAGGCTTCAGAAAAATTGAACCATCTGTGAAAGGTCGAGACTCGATCATAAATGGTATTACTGCCATGAAAGAGTTTAAGATTCATGTGTATGAAGAGTCAAAGTTTTTAATAAAGGAGTTTAGAAATTATAAATGGACTATCAATAAAAAAGATGAAAAACTTAGAAATATTCCGGAAGATAAATGGAACCATCTAATAGATCCACTTCGATATGGATTAGTTTACTTCAAAGGATTACGTCCTACTGGTGTAATCTTAAATCTTGGTAATCGTTACTTTAAATAGGAGAGTAAAAATGAGTGCAGTTGATCTTGATAATATGGATAGAAATGACCTATGTAAGTATGCTTTTAGTGTACATGGAGTTAAATTACCTCGTGGTGCTAAGATAGAAATTTTGAAAACAAGAATTAGAGCTCTAGGGGATACACTCGAAAATCCCTTACAAATGGGTGAGGAAGTTAGATATAAAAAAGAAACTGAGACTTGTACCATTTCTAAAGCTGATGGTAGTCTATTTACAATTACTGATCAAGAGGGGGAGGATTTTATAGAAATAAAACGAGTTGAACTTACTAGAGTTAGTGCAGCTCCTTCACGACAGAATATTACTCAATCAACTAATGTTGAAAATACTACACTTAAAACTGAACCCAAATCTGATGATAAGGGTCAACCTTATCCTCAAGGGATTAATGAACACGCATACCGTCCGAAACCTGGTGCCTTAGTAATTGGCAATTTACCTGATAATGGTGGTTCAAATACTAGAGAAACTGGAGTAACCCATGTTCTTGATGACACGGTCGAAACTAACTAAATTAATTACAGACAGTATAGAAAAACAATCAAAGCTGCATAATAAACAATTACAAAAACAATCAGAGCAATTTGCGGCACGAGAACTTCGACTAGTTACTGTACAAGAAGCTATACAAGTAACCAATGCAAATTTAATGCTGAGACTACAAGATGATAATCCATCAGGAGATGGTAACCCTTATAAAACCCATGGACTTCAAGTAAGTGAAATTTTAGCAGAATACCATGGTGAAACTGATATAGGAAGTGATTTAGTTAAACGCATTATTAATATTAGTGCAGCCTTAAAAGTGCCCAATGGTCTAGCATTAGATGGTGATGAAACATCCGCTGAGTATGAATATCTTACAAAGTTTATGGAGGCTAATCAATTAAATGAGGGTTTATGTACTGAGTTATCTAAAGAGGGTGAAAAACAAGGTCAAGTATTAACTGAATTATTATGGGATTCTAGTGATAATATGGTTAAGTTATCCTATATTCCATGGTTACCATATCAATATAAGGTTAGACCAATTGGTTTAAATAATATGACCCCACCTTATGAGATTACTTGGGATGCAGTTGCTGACACACAAGTTGGGGCTGGTTCTTTACCAAATAATCGAATAGCTTTTGTGGCATTTAATATGCAGTTCAAGACTGATGATCAACTTAGATTAGTTATTGAGGGTTCCCCCACTCTAGGAAATGTTTTACATCGTATTAATGATATTGGAGCAGATTTAGTTGATTGGCGACAAACTAATAAATTATATGCCCATCCAACACCAAGTCTTAAAACTGAAAATGCTGAAGAAGCTGAGACTATGCAAAACTTAATTACTACAACTGGGTGGACAACTGGAAGTATGATAATTAGTTCGGGTGAATTGAAGATGGTTGTACCTCAAAATTTTCATGAAACAATGAAAGAAGCAATTCAAACTAATTTACAATTCATTTCTGGAGCAACCGGTTTATCAGTAGGATGGTTAGGTTTTCCCGATTTAATGTCTAATCGTGCAGTATCAGACTCACTTGGTGAACCCCTTGAAATTGTAGCTGCAAATGATATTACTATTTGGAAATCATTTTATAGTCAAATGTTCGACAATGTTATTACTATGAGAAATGAAAATCTTTCTGGGGGTATTGAACTTAAACCTGGTATTATTAAACCTAAACTTAAACCCATGAGTGATAGAATATGGCAGCAATTGATTAGGTTATATATGCCTTCTGTCGAAGCTGGAGCAATGTCTAGAGAAACATTCTGGGGTATGATTCCTGGCTTTGATATAGCAAAAGAACGTGAGAACTTCAAAGAACAACAAAAAGCAGATGCAGCAATTCAAGTTGATAATGTTCGTAGATCTAATCCGGATAATCGGAGTGATATTGGCCAACAACCAACTGGTTCTCGACGATTTAATAATAAACAGAGTTAATTAATAGGAAACAAAGAGATGGCACCAGAAGATAAGACTAATTGTGTTTTGGGCACAGAGAATAAAACTCGAATTGATAATTTAGATAGAGAAGTTACTGAGATAAAATTAAATCATACCAGAGATAAAATTGAACTATTTAAAATTATCACTGAGATTCGAGACAAACTTCTTGGTAGACCATCATGGGTAGTTTTATTTATTATGGCAGCTATGTCGTCAGCATTAGTTGGATTAGTCATAATTATTATGACTCATGCAATGGATAAATAATGAGCGATTCTTTTGTAAAATCTGTTAATGGTAAACAGGGTTTTGTTAAACTTACCACTGATGATATTCCTGAAACTGATCAACATCTCTATACTAGCATTGAAGAAAAATCTACTCTTAATAAACTTTTATTGGAAACTAGAGGATTAAGAGAACATACATTTGATGATAGTCTTCATGTAAGTAAAGAGATATTAAACCAAATTAATTTTAATATGGTCCATCGGGATAATCAAATAATTCATCTTAGTCCATCGATGAGGGAACAACTAGAAAACCATCTTGATTCTCCACATAAAACTGGTCGTCGTGGTCTTCGTGGTTTTCCAGGACCTCCTGGTTCTGCTGCTGGCCCTGATATTACATTTCTCGATAACCGGTATGTTAATATCACTGGCGATACTATGACCGGCAATCTTGATATGGGCGGGAACAATATTACCGGCATTGCCGATATGGTTATAGCCGATGGCGGGTCGATAAGCGTGTCGGGGGGAATGAGTCTAACCTTTGATAATACGACACCTCAGTTCCAATTTGTCGATGGTAACATTCTTTTCGACAACACTACCTCTACCAGAGCAACTATGACTTGGGATGCCTCAGCTAATAATTCCGGCACATTGGCATGGCTTAGTACTGCTCAAAGATTTGAGCTTTCTGCCCGAATAGAGATAAATGGGGTAGTAAATGCTCAGGGAATTAACACATCTGGAAATTCTAATCTCGGTAACAACCTTGCCGACACTAATATTTTTATTGGTTCTAATATTTTTGATGGTGTGGATGTGAGAATAAATGCCGATTCTCTTAAACTGCTTTGGGGGGCAGGGCAGGATGCAAGTATATACTTTGACGGCGGAAACTTCATAATCAATTCTGAGGTGCTCAGCAATGAAGTGCGTGTAACGAATTACTTTGGGCTTGAGGTAGTCGACGGATGGTTAAGTGCGGATGAAATAAGGGGGTCTCTCGGTACTATTATAGCACCTTCCCACACATTTGAGGGTGACTTTAATACGGGTATGTGGTCAAGCGGACCTGATCTGATTAACTTTTCAACAGGAGGCGTAGAGAGGTTAGAAATAGGAACTGAGGCTGTTTTTACGGTTCCTGTAAGCATTGTAGACAATCTGCTGTCTTTGGGTGATGGTACAGTTAATGATGTGGTGATGCAATGGATTTCCGACTGCGGAACAGGAACGATCACATGGTCCGACACTGACGAAAGATGGGAAACCAGCCGGGGTTGGACTGTGTTGGGCACTCTACGCTGTAACGACCTACGTAATTCCGGAGATTCGTTCCTCGGCAATGCCTCCGGCGATGCTCATATCATTCATGGCATAACTAAAATAGGAGATGATGGTTCAACGACCTTTCTGCAAATATCAGCAGTTGCTGACACTTATTGGGTGGGCAGTGGAACAGGGTTGCTATGCGGTTCTTTTTGGGGCAATGAGATTGGGTTTGTAGCCGCTGGCGGAGGAGGGACATATTTTGAAATCTCTGATGCAGACATCACTGTTGGGCAAACAAACTTAACTACATTCCAAAACAATAAAGAATTAGCAGTGTCAATCGCAGGCGTCTATAAAGTCGATTGGTCCATGAGCGTCAAGGCTTCCGGGGCAAATAAACATATCGTCGGCGGAATCGGTGTAGATGTTGGCGGCGCAGGAGCACTTGTAATTCAAAACGACGGGCGCAACCATGCCGTTTCCACAGGTAATGCGGAATTTGCTGTTTCAGGCGCTGCTCTCTTGGATTTGCCGGCAAGTTCAGAGGTGGGCTTGATGGCAACAAACGAAACCGACAATACTAATGTAACTGTAGAACACGTGTCGCTGTCTATGATTCAAGTCGGAGGCACATAACAGGAGAAAAGAAATGGCAAGCATAACCGCATCAGTTACAATACCATCTGAAATGGCCGAGGATGTTATATCCACTATTCAGGAAGAAAGACCGAGGCCACCAGATATGTCTGACACAGAGTATCTTACATATGTTATAGAACGACTCGTTGAAGTAGAATATAACAGAGGAAAAATCGAGCAGATGAAGAACGCTACGAAGGCTGTTAAAATATTTTAATAGGAGAAAAGAAAATGGCAAAGGCTTCAAGAAACAAAGCGAAGGACGTGGAGAGCGTCAAGAAAACACTGTTTATCAAGGACAGGATTGTCATTGGGAGTATATTACCAAAGCAAAGTAATATTATTACCATGAGATTGGCTCAGGATATCCAAAAAAGAGTAGAATTGACACAAGCCGATTTCAAAAAGTACAAAATTATAATAGGAAAAAAAGGTGGACTACAGTGGAAGGCTAAAAAAGATACGGGCACAATATACACGTTCAGTAGTGCAGAAATGGAACTGTTAAAATTGCAAATTGATAAATTGGACAAAGAAAATAAAATAACCGATGATATTTTAGCCCTTCATACCTTAATAAGAGAATAATAGAATAGTATTATTAGTAATGAAAGGAATATAAAATGGCAAAACGTAATGAGACTCGACAAGATAATACTCAAACGGGTCGTGGTAATGATTTTGGAGTTGATCAAGTTCCAGGTTTAGGTCATCCTCAAGCTTCTAGTCGACCTATCGAAAATGCGGAACTAAATCAAGCAAACCCAAAACGAACTACTGAAGTACCCCATCCAGGACTTCGTGCTCCAAATAATTCATAACTAGGAACTGATAAATAAATAATAGTTGTTATAATAACCAAATAAAATTATTTGGAATAATATAATGATTCAATTTGTGATTCAAATACCTATGGTTGTTCGTAATGAACCTAGATATATTCAGGAAGCTTATATTCGTGAGTTTCAACGAGTTGAAGAACAAACTCATGATGTTTTAACCGCTAAGCGTGCAGCTGATATATTATTAGCTTATTGTAAACGAAGTAGGATAACCCGAGCTAATTCTCAGCAACAAGTAATTAAAGATCTTATTGAAGCATCTATGGATGTCCAAATTCATGCTCATATCTCAGAGATAAGTGCATACGATTGTTTACCACCTGCCATCCTTAATCGAATAAAAGCTTTTGACCCGCATCCATTTTTTGCAGTATATGATATTGGTGGTGAAGGTATCTCAGATGGAGCTATGGATAATAGACGAGAAAAAAAAGTTTGGTCATTTTCTGCAATCAAAGAATTGGCTAAAAAGATTAAAGATGATGTTGCAGGTATTATTCATGGTCATAATGAGCTAAATCAAGATAGTAAACCAAAATATGGTCGTATTGTTCATGCATTTACTAAAACTATTCAAAACTCTTTACATGCTATTGCAGTAGCACATATTACAAATGTTAAGATAATTGAAAAAATCAAATCTGGTAAACTAGATGTTTGCTCTATCGAAGGTAATGTATTATTAGCTCGTAATCGTGCAGGAGGTAATTGGTTTGTAAAGAAGATTCAAAAGATTGTAAACCTGGCATTAGCTAGTTCTACTGTTACTCAACCTGGATTTTCTAGTGCAGGTATATTGGCAACTATTCAAGAGTTAAGTCATAAGTAAAGGAGAGTAAAAATGAAGTGGTTAAAGAAATGGTTTAGTCAGTGGAGAACAAAGTATCGAGTTATCGAAAAAGTTTCATTTATCAGAGAGGAGGGCGACCCGGATCCCGATCCAGACCCCACTAAACTATCACTAATTGATATTAAGGCAGCTATTGCTGCCCAGAGTATTCCAGTTGATGAACTTTATACTAGACAAGATTTAGCTGCTAATCGAAATGTTATCGAATTAATCCATAATGCTGAAAATAAAGCTCGTGGTGGTTTAGAAAAAGAGATTATAATTCTAAAGAAAAGTAAAGGAGAATTACAAGCTTTTAAAGATAAAGCAGATGTTAGCACATTAGTTGAAAAATGTAAAGTGTTAGTCGATAAAGATCCTGCAACTGTAGAATACATTCGTGCTCGAATGGGAAGTGGTAGAGGTGTTCATTTTGACAATGGTCTTACCGAACAAGAGCGTCAAGACAAAGTAAATGAAGCTATAATTGAAGAGCTTGAGTTAATTGACAAACAAGGAATTACTTTCAAAAAAGTAACAAAAGATGGTAAAGCTCCAGAGGATGATTTTACTGATGATCCCAATAATCTTAATGACACTGATATGTCTAATCCAGATCATAACACATTAATCCCCAGTAAAGAAGAATCTAAGAAATCTTAGCTGTAAAGAGTTTTTAATTAAGATAGAATTACCATATAAATATCAACGACAGTTGATTAATTTTGGCGACAGCCATCGTTAGAGTTAATGTTAGTTTGTTTTGAAAGGGTAGCACAATGGGTAATATTGGTGATATATCCACCACAACCGGATCTGACATGATCGGGTTAAGATGTCCTGTTGGTGATACCAAAGTAGTGGAAGTTTCGGATGTACAACCAGCAACTGTTGGAACTATTAAAGTTCTTAGTGATATGCTTGTTATTCCCTATGCCACAGTTGTTAGTGGTGTATATATTGCTGGATATGATATTCCGAGACTAAATTATGCTATTATTGAGGGCAGCACACTAGCTGCTGGGGCTAAACTTGCTATAGCGTGACCTCAGATGCGTTCGAAGAAATCGTTTGGACACATATCTCTGATGTTCGTGCTACAGGTATATTACTTCAGACAACTAATAGAGCTGAACAAGCTGTAGCGTCTGAAGCTATTATAGCCTTTAATGGAATTGGTATAATTACTAATTCAGCTAGTGATGCTCTTACGTCTCCGTAATTAATCTTACTAGAAAGGTATACTAATGAAAAATCGCATATTTAGTGACTATAGTAAGATTAATGTGGGTACAAGACGTGGCCGTCAAGCATTTATGGGTGCTCTCCAACATTACTATGGTACATCTCAGAATGTTCAAGATCAACTAGTAGCAGCAGGTATTCGTGAATTTACCTCATCTGCTAATTTTCCTGCTTCCGTATTGGAAGTAGTTGAAAGATTCCATATTGATGTAGCAGAGATCGATACTGCTTATGAAGCAGCGTTTAACACAATTGATCTTACTAGTGTTCAGACTTCTAGCTTTACAGTTCGAGATAGCCAAAGTGGTTTATCATTCCGTAGAGTTAGAGATGGCGAAAAGGCGAGAGTCTATTCGATTAAAGGGGCAGAGGTTACAATTTCCATGAATTTATATGGAGGTGCTCTGCAATGGTTAAAAACTTGGTTTGATGATGGTGAATGGTGGACCATCGAAGATAATGCTCTTGAATTTAGACGTAAATGGTTTGAAGAGAAATCTACTGCCTTTTATGATCTGATTCAATCATTAACTAGTTCTTTAACTTTTAATACTGTGTACACTGGCCTCCATACTACCACTTTAGATAAAGATAGACAGACCATTAATGATGCAGCAACCAACTTAATTACTACTCTAAGAGATTCTGGTTTTGGTGTTACTGCGGGTACTCCTCTTGTTATGTTAGTACCTCTCAGTCAGAAATCTAGAGTTGAACCTGCATTAAGTCCTGCATCTACAATAAATGTATCTGGTGTAGCAATGTCTTACAATATTACTCCATTTTATACATCGTATATTGACTGGGATGGTCAAGGTGGTATTGGTGGAACATTATTTACTGGCAATACTGGTAGAGCAGTGCCGTTGGGATATTTATGTGTTCCTGGTAGAAAAAATAAGATTGGTAATCGAATGAATTTGACACTACTTGCTGAAACTGATATCTTAGCATTTGCTGAGACAGTTGCTGGATGGGGCCGCTATGGAGC